ACACTCGATTTGAGTGAAGCTTCCGATCGTGTCTCCAATCAGCTCGTACGAGCCATGTTACATCGCTGGCCCCATTTATTTGAGGCAGTTGATGCGACTAGGTCACGGCGTGCTGATGTACCTGGTAAGGGCGTTATTCGCCTTGCCAAGTTCGCGTCTATGGGTTCGGCACTCACGTTCCCGATGGAGGCGATGGTGTTCGCCACCGTTGTTTTCATTGGGATCGAAAAGTGCCTAGCTCGTCCACTCTCCCGGAAGGACTGCCAAGTCCTACGGAAGCGGGTGCGCGTCTACGGGGATGATATTATCGTTCCCGTGGAATTTGCTCAATCCGTGATTGCGAGCCTAGAGGCCTATGGCTTCAAGGTTAACTCAAACAAGTCTTTCCTGGATGGAAAGTTCAGGGAGTCTTGCGGAAGGGAATACTACGCTGGCCACGATGTATCTGTGGTCCGCGCCCGCCACGTCGTAGTTAATGACGATGGTTGGGAGCTTCCCTCATCACGGAGGTTCGTGCAGGAGATCGAGTCGACCGTCGCGCTTCGGAACAGGTTTTACCTGTCTGGATTGTGGCGGACGGCCGCGTGGCTTGACGATTGGCTCCGTTCCCCTTTGGGGGGATGGTACCCGACCGTGCAGGTCACAAGTGTGGCTCAATGGGACGAGCCCACTCCTAGATCTCCAGTGCTGGGTCGCTGGACTGTGATGCCATTGGTTGCCTCCTCTCTGGAGCACCAGGCCAGCAGTTCGCGCTACCATTGCCTCCTAGTCAGAGGTTGGGTAGTCCACTCCACAATACCCGAATCAACGGTGAGTGGTGTTGGAGCTCTGCTAAAGGTGCTGAGTCCTCGGGGTGAACCCTTTGAGGATCCTCGACACCTTGTACGAGCTGGACGACCGGATGCCGTCCGCACAAAGCTCCGGTGGACTCCTGCCTAATCCATAGACAGGAGTGCGGCGTTTCCCAGCGCCGCGGCGGAGGTCTGTAAGTAGAGACCCCCGCTCGGTTTGTTACTTTAAAGGACCCTTCAGGGTTGGCGGCCGCCGAAAGGCGGTCTGCTTCGAAGAGCAAACCGATGCGGAGGTGTCACTGCTTACAGCAGTGCAC